CCGACTATGTATATTGCTGCATCTAAATCGTTTTCAAATTCTGGAACAATATCGTTAAACCTTGGCTTAGGCTGACCAAAATAAAACCTGTTATATTGCTTACCCTTGCTGTCAACTAAGCCTTTGCTTCCTAACTGATTTCCATAATTAGTAAAAGTGAAATCATCTATATCGCTAGGCTGCGACAAACTATAACCTTTTGGAGTTTCGTAATCGCCTCTTTCTGTAGCAAATCCAATCTTAGCCTTTAATTCATCTATTTCTTTTTCTTTTGCCGCTCTACCTTTTTCTGCTAATTTATTTTCTTTTTTGTTAAAAAAGTCAGGACTTAATTTTCTTTGTTCAAGCTCTGCAACTAACTCTAAATGGGCATTATGCTGGTCAAGTCGCATATCGACTAATTTACCTACTTTCTCTTCTTGCGCTAGTTTTTCATTTATTTTCTTATCTATAAATTTTTCGTCTACTGTTTCTTGGTTATTCTTTTTTGCCGCTTCCCAATAATCATTTATTTCTTTTTCTAGTTTGTCTAACTTAGCTTGCTCAGCTTCAAATTTTTTAGCTTTTGCAGCTATGTTTTTTATCTGCCTTTCTGTTAATAAAAATCTTTTAGTTCTTGATACCGCCTCTGTTAACTCCGAATTACTAAATTTTAAATACGCTTTAGTTTTGTTCTTGCCTGTAAATTGGTTTGGATTAGTAAAAGCATAATCTAAAAGTTTTTGATCTGACTCTAAGAAGTAATCAGGAAAGACTCTAGCTGCTGGATTAGTAATTAAAACAGGCAATGCCTCTCCATCTATTGGACTAGGGTTATTAGTTACTTTTCCTTTAGCCTGTAGCTGTTCAAATATATTCTGTTGATTGTCATCATCCACTCCTTCGAGAGCGCTTTTTACTTCTGGATCTTCTTTTAGTACAGCTGCATCTTCCTCGGTAAGCTTTACTGAGCTGTCTTGATTCTCTAATTTTTTAATATCTCTTTTCTGCTGATCTGCTACTTGTTGCATTATCCTTGTGCCTTCGTCCATATCAAGCAAAGGAGCATCATCTAGCTGTATAGCATCTTTAACTCTATCTATATTATCTTTAACTAATTTATTAGCATTAGATCCTTTAACCTGTGCAGCTAATTCGTTTATTATCTCGTTTACTCTGCCTCCAGAACTAGCAGCCGCGTCAAACTTATCGACCATAAATAAGGCATCTTCTAATACTTCCCTGTTTTGCTCATACTTAATTTTATTTCCTTTTACTTTTGTCTCTATAGCGTCAGCAGCTTTTTTAGTAGATATGCTTTTTAATTCTTTAATACTATCTTTTATATTTTTTTCAATAGCAACTCTTATCGCTCTTAACTGTTTAAAATTACTAGATTTCATAAAATCGCCTAAGCCAGTAATAGTGCCTTGCTCAGTAGCGACTTCAGCTGTATTAGCCATTTTCATCGTTACTTCAATAGTAAGCAATGAAGGTCTTTCTTTTTCTAAACTTTTAAATACATCGCCAATGATGATTTGGTCTACAGGTTGCGAGCCGTAAGCAAGCCCTTTATCCATGCTTAAAGTTCCGCCCATCAATTTATCAAACATGAACTGAGGCAGTCTCGCTAGTCTCATGCCTTCTTTAATTATTCTTTGATTTACGTTTAAACCACTTTTAGCTAATCTTTCTGCGCCGCTTCTTTTTAATATTTTTGCAACATCTATAGGTGCTATAGCTCCTTTTTGGCTGTAATTAAAAGAATTGATGTTTATCATTGCCGCCTCTATAACGGCATCGTCAACAGTTGGTGCTTGAATAATTTGAGTATTAACCTCTTTAATGCCTGACCTTTTAGCAAGGTCTATCCTGTTATGACCGTCAATAACATAGATTTTATTTGGCTCTCCTAATTCTCCTGATACGTCTTTCCAGACACTAACAACTCCTGCAAATCTACCATCAAACGCTTTTTCGTCAGCTAATGATCCGCTAACGCCATTTACGTTAAATTGACCTGACTCTTTAACTTGAAAAATATCAGGTCTAACTTCTATATCTTCTACATTTAATTTCTGTATTTGCATTACTGACTTTGGCTTATTAGCTGCTGATATACCTAAGCTTTCAAATTTCTGTATATTCTCTTGTGGTCTTACTTGATTGTTTACTATCATCGCCTCTTGCAATTTCTTCTCTGACTTCGCAGCTTTGTCGTTTCTTTTTAATAATTCTTCTTTGTATCTTTCGTTCTGTGATTCTAGTTCTTTATTTCGCTGCTCTAGCTTTTTAATAGATTCTTGATTGTCGATAAAGGCTTGATTTCGCTGTCTTCCTTTTCTGTTCTTTTCTCTTGTTTCTTCTATTATTTCTTGCTTTTTACCTTCTATGACATTGTTATCTTGTATTTGTTTTTGCTGTACTTCAAGCTTTAATTGCTCCGGAGTCTTACTATTATTTTTTAAATTATTAATTTTTAAAGTATTATCATCTATCTCTTTATAGGTAAGCCCCATTTCCTGAGCTATTTTTTTAACAAAAGAAGAGTCAACAATGTATTCAACAGCTGGATCTATTAACATTTTTTCTACGTCATCCGTCAAATCCTCAAGTTGACTTTTTAGGAATTTATATGAAAGCTCAAATCTGTTTTTACCTTTAAAACTATTTGACCTCTTTTGCGTTTCAGCAAATTTTCCAGTAGCTAAATCTCCTAATTCGTCTGGAGATAAAAACGCTTTTGCTGTTCCTTTAGCATCGTAAGGATTAGCAAATTTTGCTAACGGCTTAAGAAACCCATCCCCAATAACTTTGCCGCCAGTACTAAATCCCACTCCTATTAATGGCGCTAAGAAAACCTCAGTAACAACTAAAGATTTCATTTTTGCTTCTATAAAGCTATCATCGCCTTTGTTAGAAGATTTAAAATAATCAGGAAGAAAGTCATCCATAATATTTTCGTATGGATTTCCTAGTGCTGTTTCAGCAACCGCTCCAGCTCTTGCTCCGCTTACTGAGTTCTTAAGTACAAACTTTGCACTTTTTGTAAGAAAGGCAGGGCTTCTTTTATTTATAAAATTAACCATTACCCTAAAGGCTGGACTACTTGCTTTAATACTTCTGTATGTATTTCCAACAAGCGCAACGTCATCCATAGGTGTTGGGGACGACATGATTGCAGCAGTAGTAGCAAAGAAAGGTAGCGAATCTCCAAATAAATTAGTTGTAAAATCTGCCACCGGCCTACCTGTATCTCTCTCTGGAAAGCCACCGCTCATTTCAACTAACGATGGTAAACCAAATAATCCGTATCTTTTGCCATTTAATCTGTCATAACCGCTAAGCGCGTCAAACTGCTCGAAGTTATTTACGTTTCCAAATGTACTCGCAGTCGCATCTAAGACGCTCATTCTATTTTCGCCGCCTTCTTTTGTAAAACCAAGTTCATTAAATAATGTGTATAAGCTTTTATTTTTAATAGCTTTTTGTATTGCCTTGCCTCCCAGAGTAGTAGCCCCTACTACATCGCCAGTTATAAGTTCTGCCATGTACGCCGGCATGTCTTGTCTTCCTATGTCCTGCAACGTATCAACTAAACCTTGAGCAAAAGTTATACCAGCTCTATCAATAAACCTTAAAGCATCCCCAGCGCTACCTCTAAAACTTCTTTTACCTCGTACATGTTCTGGCGCATACTCTATATTTGTAAACCAAAAATGTTTTTTAGTGTCAAACTTGCCTTTTAAAGCATTAAGATTATAGTTTTCCGCGTCTGATACTTCAGCTATTATTCTTGATTCTGACTTGTCATTTAGCGCTCCAGAATCAATTTCGTTGCCGTCAGCAGATTCTTCTTCGCTAGTATCTTCGCCAAAATCAATATTACTATCTTCGCTTTTTATTAGATTCATTAAATCAAAGCCAGAGTCTTCCTCTTTTTCTTCTTCTATATCTTGATCTACGCTAGTAACTAATTGTGTTTCGTCCATCAAAATTTCTTTCCATACTAGCCTTTATCATACATTTTTACAGGTTTTAGTCAATTAAGACTATTAAACAAGTCTTTTCTTTCTTGTTCGCTTTTGCCTATTAAATCTTCTAAAACTCCAATGTCAGATTTTTTTAAAGGTATTCCAAGCTTTTCGTATTGAGAAATTATAAAACTAGCCATGTCAGGCGTAGATGTATTGCGTAAATTTTTCTCAAGTAATTGTAAACCTTTTGGCAGTTTTTCTCCTTTTATAAACAACGATGAGATCTGTATTAATGCTCTTTTAGTAATCATAGGCTGACCAGAATTGACCATTCCAATAAAAGCATTTTTTTCTACTCCAGAAAGGATGCCGTTCCGGTCAACATTTTTAAAAGTTGATTTTAATTTATTATTGTATTCCTTAGCAGTAGTCATCCCTTTATATCCGTCATGCACCTTACCTCTTAGGTTAGTTGTTCTATCAGGAATAAACGCACCACGTTTCCACCTGTCCTCGATTGTTTGGTTTATATAATTTTCTTGATCCTGTAAATTGTTTGGAAAGGCTTCTTTAGCTTCATCTATTATTTTATTTACTTGCCTTAAGATTTCCTGTTCGTTTTCTGCCCATACAATATCTGAGTTGTAGTCAAGTACGTCTGTTTGGGTTTTAGCGTATTGATCGTGATAATCTTTGACTAGCTCTACTTTGCTTTTTATAACTTGTGCGTTGCCTGTTGTATTTATTTTTATTAAGCTCTCTTTAATATCTGCAAGCATTTCATCCGCTTTAGGAATACCTTGATAAGAACTTTCAAACATTGTCAGTTTTAAACCTAGCTCTGATTGAAGCTTTAAATCGTTTGGCGACATAGATACTTTAAAAATTAAATTATTAAGGTCTCTCACTTCTCCTTGATAGTCTGAACTAAGTAAATTAAATAAGACTTTATTCTTGCGTTCAGTAAATGTTTTGTTAATTAAAATAAGATTTTCATTATAATTATCGTCTTCTGGATCTAAGTCAGTAATTAAATTTTGCTTTGTTTCTTCTAGTTTGTTAAGAGCCAAAGAAACGTATGTATTGCCAAACTGCTGGTCAGTATCTCCTAATATTATTGCTTTGCTTAAATTCATTTGCTTGCCATTGACCTCAACCGTAGAATCTAAAGTTTTGGCATCAAACTCATTTTCGTATATATAGCCTTGTCCTTTTATTCTTTTATTAGCATTTTCCTCTTGCTTTGCTTTTGCATCTGTAATTAAAGCCGTAAGAAAAACTTTGCCTCCTAACTGGTTTACTAAAAATAAATTGTCGTTTAGGGTAGCATCTTTTCTATATCTATTATCTATTGGGCCAACCATTAATGGCTGTATATTTTTTTCCTTGTCGCCATAAAACATTGTATTTAAAAACTCATCAACGTCTAATTGACTATTAGAAAATTTTTCTACAATCATTCCAATCATGTTGCCGACTATTTGGTTTTGTTCCTCCTTGTCATACAAATGAGAATTTTTAATAAACTCTAAGTTTTCGTTTAAGTTCTGGACTACGTTAGCTATAGAAACATCTTTGTTGTTCTTAATTAAATTATCTAAATTAATTTCTAAAGTTTTGTAAGAAGCGGAAGCTATGTTATTTTTTTGATAAGTCTGATATTTTGAATTTTGACTTGTAATATCATTTGTTCTAATACTTGTTATTCGACCTTCTATGTTTTTTAATTCAAAAGCTGAAAGGTTAAAATCCCCATAAACATGTTTTTTAAAAGCATCAATATATCTAGGATCTGTAGGAGGTAGGTCTGAAACAGATATTTCGCTTAACTCTCCTTCGTTATCTGTAATTCCACCGTAGTCATTCGTGTTAGGAACTAATATAGTTTTCTTTGCAACATTCCACGACAAAGCATTGTTAATAACTTGCTCTTCCCTAAGAACTGACTTTAAAGCAGACTGTAAACCTCTTTTACTATTAATGTCTGTTATATGCTTTTTTAAATCGTTTATATGCTGTATCTGATCTTCTGTTTTTGGGATTACATTATTATCTTTGTCGTACTTTACTTCTGATAATTTATTTATTTTTTTCTCAATACTGCCTATAAATTTACTTAGATTTCTAACAGGATTATTATCAAACTGTATAGTCTCTAAAAGATTTTTTGCTTGCGTATAATTTTCTTCTTGATTAAGTTTTTGCACAGTAGCTAAGGATTTACCTCCTTGCGCTATTTGCTGAGCAAAATTTGTTAAAGCCTCTGCATATCTACCAGAATCTTTTGGCGTAGCATTTTCAATTACACCTCGAACGCTTGGCATTTCGAGAGTTGGGATTTGACTAACAGCAGCTGTGTTAACGCCTGTTGTCCCAAACCATCTTACGTTTTCTACTTTTGGCTGTTCTATTCTTGTTCTTCCTACTGCTGGCACAACAGTAGTACCGTCTAAGCTTACTTGCTTAGCCCTGCTGCCACGTTTTTTAGGATCTTCGTTTTTGCCTAGAGATAGATTTTTTACAGAAACCATAGCTAACTTGTTAATTTCCAGTTACCCATGCCAGCATTTTTCATCGAAGCATAAGTATTAAAACCTCCAATAGCAGAACTAGCCATGCCAATAGCGTAAGGCCCAAATGACGGTTTAGGTATTTCCAAAGGTTTAACCGGATCAAGATATTGTTTTTTGACATACGTTGCCGTAGATCCAAACCTACTCGCTCGATTTGCCTGTGCGTCTAATCTTTGTGTTTGCGTTCCTGCTAAGGCAAAGGCTGTATTTCTGTTAGTCACAAAATCTGCTGCCGCTTGTGATCTTTTTATATCTGCAATTAATGTCCAAGCATTTTGCCCTAAGCCTCTTAACGCTGCCACTTCTCCTTTACTTTCCAATGCTGTTAAACCTCTTTGTGTTATCTCCTGTGACTCTTGTTCCTGTAGCTGCATTTGCTCCATTGTAATTCTTGTGCTATCTCTCTCGTACTGCAAATTAGCTAGGTATTCATTTGTTGCTATCGCGTCTTCATTCATTTGTTTTACAACATCCTCTCTCATTCTGTTTGCTTCAACTTGCATCATCTGGCTTTGAAACTGCAAGTTTTGTTGAGCATTTTGAAATTCAACATTTTTCTTGGCTTGCTGGTATTGCATGTAGCTACCAGCTACACCCAGCACTCCAGAAATAACAGCTATAGGAATTGCACCGCACATAATTAAATTTTTACAAATTCATAGAAAGTTCGACCTTCTGCTCCAAATGTAGCGTGTTTCTTGATAATTGAGAAACCCATCCACTTAATCCATTTTATATGAGTTTCGTTTCTTGCATCAACATAGTTATATAAAACTGGATAATTGGCATGAAATTTTTCTAATTCCATTGGAGAGTTACGCAAAAAAGCTCGAACGTCTTTGTAGTCAGTAGTCATTGATTCATGTCCTAGCATCCATATTCGACCCGACTGATTAGTATCTGGTATAACTCCATACATGCCCATAATATTTCCTTTTCTTCCAACCATTGTCATAGAAGGTTTACTGTGAAAAAAGCAATAAAATAAAGCTTCTTTCGGCATAGAACCAGAATAAGCCAGTACTTCAGCCTTGTCTTCGGCTCTCATCTTTGCCGCAACAGTTACAACATCAGAAAGTATTGACTTGCGCCAATGAAACTTTCCTACAATCTTCTTGCTCTGGTGTGTAGCCATCCTTCCCATTCCGCTGATTGAATCCTACAAGGTAGTGGACTGTCACTTAAAATTTCTACCTTAGTGTCATTGTTGTGCGCCATGACCGGTACTTTGAATTTACCAGCCAAAAACGGCGCTTGACCAAGTGCTGGTGGATTCTGACCAACAATAAACCCATTATAGGGATAAGTGAATGGATCTCTACCTCTAGGCGTAACTTTAATTTTGAAAGCAGACGTGTCATCAAAAACAAATGTCCACGTTCTTATCTGTAATCTTGGCCCAGCTACTACAGCTACACCTCCTCCGGTTGGCTGCTCTTTTAAAAAAGGAGTACTAAATTCGTACATCATGTCATATCTTTCTCCCACAAAAAATTTAGCATTGCTTAAATCTCCCAATACCGTCATAGTTCCATTACCAGTAAAACCAGACTGCGTTGCTCCAGATAAAGTTTCCGCGCTTGGTACTTGCACCTGTCCATGCTGCAATGTATTACCGGCAATGTCTTTACCGACAAGTACTTGTATTCCAGCTGTAGCCGTTGGATAAGGTAAAGATATAATTGACTGAACTCCAGCGCCACCTTGATTTATCACGTTTATATGGCATTTTGTTTCATCAACTTTTCTGTCTAATAAAATTTCTAATTTACTGCCTAAGTCAACTGATTCTGGACGCAAGGAACATTTTTCAAGATAAACGCCGTCACTATATTGAAGAACAAAATACACATCACTATCTATGATTGATGCTCCTAGCACGGCCTTGTCTCCTTTAACTTCCCAGTAAGACCAAGACGACTGTAGCTTAGAATCTTCTTCGTAGAAGAATTTATAAAGATATACTCTCTTTGGCTCGTCTTTGCTTATAGCTATAACTGTTTCTTCTGACGCTGAACTAACCATACTCACTATATTTTTTGGAATAAATCTTGGCACAGCGCTAGACACTTCTTCAGAAACCGGCACAGAATCAGCTACGTTTTGTAAGAAGAAATCTCTTAATCCGCTAAATTCTCCTTTTGGTATTGCAAAATAAACCGTACGGCCAACAGATATAGGGTCAACGCTAGGCTCGGTTTCATATGTTGTAATAGCTGTTATTGTAGCCGTCTTAGGAGTTAATGCACCTCCAATCGTTGACGCTCCAGCATCTAGTCTAAATTGTCCATGCCTACTAAATAACATTAAAGTATTGGAAAAAGCTAGGCTAGACGTTAGGAAATGAATTTCTGTACCGCCTGTAACCAAGTCAATAGGATCACTATCCACAATCGTTTGTACTGTCTCAGGAAAGAATCTATCGTAGCTATCAGCTGCGCTCATAATTACATTTTCGTCCGCTAAGAATACAAGCCTGTTTCTAAAAGTATTTATATTATTTATATGTGTACCGACAAAAGTAGGCGTTGGAGCTGTCAATAAATCGCCAGCTATTCTTGGCGACCAATCAAACTGTTTAAACTCAAAATTACCTGTAGCCGCATCCCTTATAAGAACATACGGCATAGTTGACTTGTTAAATTTAAAAGGCTCATTTGGGCCAACAGTCTCTCTCCAGATGCCAAAACCAAAGGCTGTGCCGTTTGATGTCTCAAACTTAACGTAATAATCGTCTAGCCTTGTTGTTTTAGTTCCTTGTACTTTTACAATAAATCCGTTTTCGCATAATGTAGGCAAATCGCTAATCGTGTCTATAGCTCCTCTAATAGCTTTTGTAAAAGTTCCTGATTTAGTATCGGTGCTTTCTAAAACAAAATCAGTATCATCTTGCCTTTCAATACGAATAATATATTCATCTTGAGTAAAGACCCAACCGCTAGGTAAAGCCGTTGCTAAATCATTTTTTAAATCAGCTGCAATAGTGCCAGAGTTAGGCAATGCTCCTCCAACAGCTGCGGTAGTAAAGCTGGCAGTTGCTAAGGTATTAGCTCCTGTGGCATCTTTTATTCTTATTTCGTATGTTGTATCGTAATCAGCCGCTTTTATAAACACTATGCCTTTGCGTGAAACGTCTGGAGAAAGCTCGTTAAACCTACAAGTACCGCTAGTATTTAAACTGGTAGCTCCTACTACCGTAAAGGTATTGTTATCAACCTTTGTTGCAGTATAAGTTCCGTCAACAGCCGTGCCATTTTCAAAATCTATTTGTACTTTTACTCCTGTTTCTAGGTTATGAGAATTGCAACTTACAGTAATTACTGTTCCAGCCGCTGGAGTTGTTGCACCGTCATTTTGCGTGTAAGTAGCAGGATAGTCCATTGTAACTACTTTTTCTCGGTTTACTATAAAGGTATAGTCAGCGACTGAAGCAAGTCTAAATTTATCGGAAGGGTCAGCTGTATTGGAAATATCTAAATAGTTTGTGCCGTTAGGAGTTGTAATTGTTTGCGATGTTCCGTCTAAGTTAAATACTTCTATAGAACCATCCCTTATCATAATTAGATATTGAACAGTTCCATCCCTGTCAACAATATCTATAAAAGGTCTACCTGTACCAGCTGATCCGTTTATTAATTTAGCTACATGATTAAATGGTGGGCGCTTAGTCAAACCTTCTACCGGCGAAGATAAGCAGTTTATAACTTGCTCTGCTTGTGAAGCTAGTCGCAGCGCTGGTGGCTGCTGACTAACTCCGTTAATCATGTTTGGTATTGTGCTACTTATTAATCCCATGCTTATCTCTGTATAACATCAATAGGTCTAAACGCTGCTATTGGATTAGCTCTGCGTGGATGACCCCTAAGCATGTTATGTTCGCTTAACGTAGTCTCTTCTTCGATAAACTGCGATCTTGTTTCCTGTTCTAATATTATATTTATTTCTGTTAAATCTTTACTACCAATCATAGATTCTTGTAACTCTCTGCCGGTTTTAGTCATTATGTAAACCCTTGCATGTTCTGGCAGATCATCCCAATCAAGTATGTAAGTTAAGTCAGCTTTTAAATTTTGTTTAAATTCGTATGTATTGTTTTTTCTGTCGTATAGCTTCTTACCTCTTTGCACTACGTCTATGTCTGAAAAGTCGTATGGGTCAACAAAAACTCGGCTTACGTTGTCTCCAACAGATATGTGGTTTGTAGTGGAGTCTCGAACTAAGCTTAATTGATAGTCAGTATTAAATGACCATCCTTCAGTCTGCACTTTGCGGCTAACACTATTGATAGTACTTTCCGCCAAGTTGCCTAAACCAAAAAGACCTTGCAATGAGTTTAACGGACTTTCCCCCATCATCTGTAAAGCTTTGTTTACCGCTTCTAGTTTAGTAGTTCGAGCTAATACCATTACTTTTTCTTTGTACCTTTTTTGGGTGGACGGCCTTTCTTAGATCCGTACGTTCCTTTGCCAGAGGGAGACATAATAATAAGAGGGTAGGTTTACCCCCTTATATTAATTGCTTAAGTGTTGGATGCAAATATTTCTATAGCACAGTCTGGGCGCAATACGCCTGTACCGTGAACCATAGATCCGACCATAAACGTACCTTGATACATCGCAGAAACATCATTTCCTGTTTGCTGCATTTTAAGATCCATTAGCTTAACTGTGCCAACAGCTTCTGGCGTAAATGCCAATCCGATGTTGTCAGTATAGTTAGCGTGGTAAGTGTTGTTTTCTCCAGTAACAGCAGTTCTATTTGATTTTGGTAGATGATTAGATTTAATAATCTGAATACCAGCAACTTTAAGAACTGTTCCTTCTGCATAAGCTCCAGAACCGCCCCAATCTCTGTTAAGAACATCTGTAGTTCTTGCAAGTTTATAGTAATTTGCTGGGTCAAGAGCAAAATATCTATTGTTTTCTGGGACGTTGTTTTCGTCAAAAGTTTGTGCGACTGTCCATAAAGCAGTAACCAAGTCAGCGCCGGTTACGGCAGCTACAGCAGCGGCTGTATTAGCAGTACCAGACTTAAGAATCTTAACTCTTGTACCTCCAGCTAAATCGGTATTAAAGTTTGTACCTGTTCTAGCAGCTTGAGCTATAACAGCGGCTACGTTCTGGTCAAAGCGATATGCTAAAGCATTTCCCATTTCAGCTGTATAGCGGCTTCTCACGTCATAGTGATTCATAGCCTCTTCGATGTCTGCCAAAAATACGTTCGACACAAGTTTGTCGTCAATATTTATGGTAGCCTCAGCATGCTTAATTGCTGAACCGGTAAGTTGCTCTCCCACCGTATGGTAGCTAGTACTAGCGAGTCCAATAATTGGAAATTGTGCTGATTTTCCAGATTGAATCGTTCTAACTGTATGTAATGGCTCGAAGATTGTAGCCTTTCTAAATGCTGAAAGTACCTCTCCGCTCCAAACTTTTAAAAATAAATCTTTAAAGCCAGTACCTGTATTATTAACAAGACCTAGCCTACTCGGACTAAAATTAGCCATAGGAATTTTGAAATAAAATTGGAATTAACCATGCTTATTTCACTTAGTCTGATACTTCGCAAAGATGCTAGGCGCTTTAAATAAGTGTAAGGTTATTACAATACTATCAAAAAATGAACGAAGATCTACCTTATATACCAAACATAGATGCACTTAACCCACCTAAAACAATTTTTTACCCGCCGGTTGCAGACGCTCCATATTTAAATCCGGTTTTACTTCCAAGTCTGGAACAAGTTCAGTCGGGACTTGCGGAAGAGAGGGCAACTTCTTCTGAAGAAGAAACAACATCTTCAAAGGAGGAAGTGTCAGGATTAAAACCAGAGCTACTACCGACAAACCTGCCAGAGTCCAAAAAAACTTTACCATCTGCTAATACATTTACTATCCCATTCTACGGCGAAATGCCTATTCCTGCACCGGAAGTAATTGCCTCGTCACTTATAGCCAGCTCGGTCTCAGCGACAGCAGCAGTAGTTGGGGGAATAGCGATGCAATCTGTAGTTAAATTTATTAAGAAAGTTTCTAAGAAGATATTTACTAAAGTCCTTAAGAAGGAAATTGCGGACAGTAAGAAATAAGCTATACTTAACTTGCTTGTCTGGTAATGCAAGCTTAAAAAGATAAAGGAAATAGCCTGTTACTAACCTAACAGGTTATTTTTTTTGAAATAATTCTGGATTAGCTTTTACATAGGCTCTAATATTTATTACATCTGAGCAAAGATAAGCGTATTCTGACTTAGGATTTATCATATATCCGGCAGCATGGAGCTGTGAACACTTCAAAACTCTTACAAGGTTTTTATCATATATATTTTTGCTTAGTTCTTCTTTGGCTAATTTTAGCTTTACGGCTGCTAAGTCCGAACATATTTTATTATTAGGGCCAAGTGGGATCATAAAAGATATTTGACCTCCCCATCCTTCATTTATGCTGTATGTCTCTTCTCCCTGAGCATCATTTCCGGTATAAAAAGGCGTAATACTCATACTGGGCTGAGAGCAAACTAAATTTCCAAATTGATTTTTGCTTGTTGCTCCTTGATTTACATTCATATTCTGATTAATTATTGATGAGTTACCTACGGCATTAGGCTGCGCTATGACATCAGTTTCGCCTTCTGCAAGTACTGGGCTACTGACTAAAGACGCTGAGAGAATTGATAACGCTAGTAGTTGTGATCGCATCATTCTGTGTGATTTTTTCTATCATTTGACTTGCTGCTCTTGTAGTTATAGATAAAGACCAATCATCAGTTGCAGTTTTCGGTGTAAATATTGCATCTGAGTGAGCAATACCGCCAGAACTAGCAGAAGTTACTTCTATGTTAGAAGCTTCCCAAGAATTAATTGCAGCCCCATATTTCTCAGTCACTACCGAGCGAGTAATAGTCTGAGTTGTATTTTCTGTACGGTTACTTGAGCCAGTAGTCCAAGTTGGAGTCCCATTTGCATAGCAAGGAGCAGCTAAAAATAAACCTAGTAAAAGTAATTTTTTCATTTTCTTGTGTTATCAGGATCTACTATTAATTTTATAGGTGTATCTATTCTAACGAGTTGTGTCTTACCTAACACTTCTTG